TACTTGATGCAACAGGAGTGGCTTTATGTGGTGTAAAAAGAATAAAGGAGAAGAATGGCAAAGTTTAGTGCTCAAGCAGTACAGATACTTGAACAAAGATATCTTAAAAAGGATAAAGAGGGCCAAGTAATAGAGACGCCTACGCAGATGTTAGAGCGTGTAGCTAAATGTATTGCCCGAAATGAGAAAAATGCGGAGAAATGGGAAAAGAAATTTCTTGATATAATGGACTCTCTTGAATTTCTACCTAATTCTCCTACTCTTATGAATGCTAATAGCAGAACAGGCCAATTGAGTGCCTGTTTTGTGCTTCCTGTGGAAGATGATTTAGCCGCTATATTTGAAGTAGTTAAAGAGTCTGCTCTTATTCATAAAACTGGTGGTGGTACTGGTTTTAACTTCTCTAAACTTCGCCCCCGCAATTCTATAGTTAACTCTACATCTGGAGTAGCTTCTGGGCCTGTTTCTTTTATGTATGCTTTTGATGCAGTAACAGAGACAGTAAAACAGGGTGGAGTAAGACGAGGCGCGAATCTCGGTTTATTGAATGTAACCCATCCTGATATATTTGAGTTTATCAATTGTAAGAAGGACTTAACTAAGTATAATAACTTCAATATTTCAGTAGGGATGACTGGAAAGTTTCTGGATATTACGAAGAATGGGAAGAAACATTGGCTAGTTAATCCAAATAATCATGAAGATAGGAAAATGACGGATGCTGGAGATTTGTTTACGCTTATATGTAATAATATGTGGGAAAGTGGCGAGCCTGGAGCTATATTTCTGGACACTATTAACGCTTGTAATCCAATTCCTTGGATGGGTAAGATAGAGACTACTAATCCATGCGGAGAACAACCCTTACTTCCGTGGGAGTCATGCAATCTGGGCTCTATTGATGTCTCAAAGTTTGTAAATACTAAAGGTGAGATTAATTGGGATAAGTTAGTCAGTACTGTTTCAATCGCTGTTCGGTTTCTTGATAATGTTATTGATGTTAATAAATATCCTCGTGTAAAGATTGCTAGAAAGACCTTAGCTACTCGGAAGATTGGGCTGGGTATAATGGGATGGGCAGATTTGCTACTTATGATTAAAGTTCGCTATGATTCAAAAGAGGCTTTAGAATTAGCAGATAGATTGATGTTTACTATTAATGGGGCTGCTCATGCTATGTCCGAAGAGTTAGGAAAAGAAAAAGGACCCTTTCCTGCGAATAATGGTGTTTTTAAACGTAGGAATGCTACACTTACTACAATTGCTCCTACAGGGACTCTTTCGATGCTCGCAGATTGTTCTAGCTCTATTGAACCTATATTTGCTAAGAAATTTACTAAGACAGTGCTTGGAAATGTAACCCTTGATATTTCAAAGAAGTACCAGAAGTTTGAGGGGGATTACTTTGTTACAGCTCTTGAAATTGCACCAGATTGGCACGTTAAGATGCAGGCAGCGTTTCAGAAGCATGTGGACAATGCAGTGAGTAAGACAATTAATCTGGCACATGAAGCTACCATACAGGATATTAAGAATGCAATGTATCTTGCTTATGAATTGGGTTGTAAGGGAGTAACTATGTATCGTCAGGGTACAAGAGAAGCCCCTATTCAGATTACTACTGATGGTCTTAGTGAATGTGAAGGTGATAAGTGTCTTATTTAGACTACTTGACATTTGAACGTATTTGTGGTATCATATAAGCATGAGTAAAGAATTTAAAAAAGTGGAAAAAGATGAAGTCTCAGATATTATCTGTGATATGTGTCATAGGTCGTGTAAACGAGGATTAAATTGCGAATATATGGAAGTATATGCTAAATGGGGCTATGGTAGTAATAAAGATATGTCAAAATGGGAAGCTCATTTCTGTGAAGAGTGTGCTGAGAAGATAGATGAGTTTGTAACGAAAGAAGGAGGTCAAATACCAAGAGATGTCTATTTCCTTGTACTGTAAGAATGAAAAATGCCCATTTAATGTGAAATTAGAAGAACCTATTTCTTTTTCTTTTTCCGCAATTTATACACCCTTTGAGGGTGATAAATGTAAGGGGAAATGTTCTATTAAACCTTATTTTTGTAATTTTTATAGAATTATTGGTGATTTTGTGCATGAAGGAGCCGAATGTGGAATTACTAAAAGACCTAATGTAGGTTGTGATAGATTAGATTGTGTTCATAATGAAAACGGTATTTGTACTCGTTCTGAAATACTGGTAGATAGATTCGAAGACATGTGGGTTTGTAAATGCTTTGCTTATAGGAAAATAAGAGGCCATACAGATTGGTTCTCTCTGCTTAAACCAGACGGAACTGCAAAAGGGGGCCAGGTGGACGATGTCTATGCTGAAAAGATTAATAAATATGCTAAAACTACTCGTAGTTATCGTACTCACATGAAACAAGTGTCTACGTAGGGGAAATGATTATATTTGTTAAAATGAAAGATAAATCCTTGCTTCATTACGAGGTATGTGATGTTTGTGAGAAACCTATTGGGTTGGATATTAAAAAAGGGCAGATAAAATATGTCGTTATTAAGAAAGCTTCACCAACAGGTATCAAGGTTTGTGCAGAGTGCAAAAGAAAGAAGGAGAAGAAAAATGAGAAATAATGAGTGCATGACGCAGGGCTAACAAATATAGTGTTAGCAATATTTAGGTATGCCGCTCAAGATATACGGTATGGTACTCCTGCAAATAAGAAAGATGCAGAAGAGTTTCTAGATTCCCAATGGTTTGAAGACCTTTGTGGAATATTCAAGGATATACATCCTAAAAAAGTGCGGAAAATGATAAAAGAGAATCCAGTCTGTTGGAGAGATAAATATGAATAATGAAGAAGAATTAAATGATGTTGTAATAGCTTCTCCTACATTTATAGCAATTGAAGCCCCAAAGAAGGGCGGTAGACCAGTAGGAGCTAAAACGACAAAGCAACTTTCTCCAGCCGATATTAATAAAGCTAAGACTCTGTTTGTATCTGGTAAAAGTTTTACAGATATCATGAAAGAAATGGGGCTTTCTAGTTCTAATACTTTATATAGATATATGGAGAAGGATAATTGGTTGGAAGAGAGAGACAAGTTCTTAGGTAAAGCTACGGATACTCATCTGGATGCGCTTCTTTCTCAATCATTAGCCGAAACTAATGAGATTCTATTAGACTTGGAAGAAATACGTCAGAAATCGATGGATGCTATTACAACAGGAGCAGTAGAACCACGAAAGTACTCAGAAGCAAGTAGTTCTTATATTGATTCTGTTAATACGACTATGAAGATTCGTGCCGAAGCCTTACAACTATCTTTTATATCCGAGATAGGCAAAATCCTAAGAATTAGAATACAAGACACTAAATTACTTGCTGAAATAAGTAATGATTTAAGAGAACTGTTTAAAAAGAAACAGGAAATTACTACAATAATAAGATAATATGTCAGAAGAACTAATTGATTTTAATCAAGCTTTTGAGGAGTTAGCTAATTCTATCTCTGCCTCTAAAACTGCAATTAAAGTTACTACTTTTGAGAATTTTATTCAAGATGTCTTTGCTTTAAGTTATCCAGAGTACAATTTTGATACATGGCATGCCCATCTAATTGGTAGTTTTATGGACAAGATGATGGCTACAGAAAATAAAATGTCTGTTTCTGTGCTCCCCCGTTATCATTTAAAGAGCACTCTCCTAGGCTATGCCTTCTCAATTTATCGCATGCTTACAGCATATGGAGATAGTTTATATATTTCCTATAAAGACGAACTTGCCAATTTCCATTTGAGTAATATTAAGAATGCTATTAGTCGCAACCCTATTCTTAATCCAATTATGTATGATTTAAGACCCCAATCTAGTGCGGGTATTGAATATAAAATAGGTAATAAACGTGTTAGAATGTTTTCATCTGGTATATTTGCTATGAAACGTGGGTTACATACTAGCGGCCTATGCGTGGTTGACGACATACTTGGAACTGTAGAAAATCCTCTGTCTATGATTGAATTGGATAAGGCTAAACTTATGTTTAATACAGAAGTCCAGAATATCCCTAACAGAGATTGTCCTTTAGTCGTATTTGGCACAGTGATGTCCTATTCTGATTTATTGTATGACTTAAAGGATAATGATGAATTTTTGCATTTATGGCTACCCGCTGTAGACCCTTTAGCTATGCCTGATAATCATGGTCTTACTGAAAAGTATGGTAATCCGAAAGTACTGTGGGAAGATAAATATCCTATGGAATGGTTAGAAAAGAAAAAGAAACAGTCTGGTTGGAAGTCTTTTTCTACAGAGTTCTTACTTATGCCTGTTATGGCTACAGAGGCTTTCTTTACAAAGCAGGAACTTGACGCAAACGCTATTGATTCTAACCTTAAAAATCATTCTATTTACCGCACTTTTAATAAAGAGTGGCACCATGTAGTAGCTGGACTTGATATTGGTAAGAGACGTAACCCCTCACATCTTGCTATATTTGTTGATAATGATGATGGGGTGTTGACTCAACTTCATCAGGAATTTTGGGATAATATGGAATATATTGAACAAATCGAGAAAATAAAAGCGGCTGTAGAGAATTTTAAAATAGATAAGTTATATATTGATGCCACTCGTGGTGAAATGGAAGAAAGAGGCTTGCCTCGTGAATGTGTTTTAGTTAAATTTACTGGTAGAGGTTATAGAAGTCAATCTTCCTATGCTACTGATTTTGCTAAGTATGTCGAGAATAAGAAGATTAAATTATTAGATGACACACGTTTTATTAATCAAATAACTTGTGTCACAAACGACCTAAAGGCCCCAGAAACTTCTCTAGGTCATGGAGATTCATTTTTCTCAGTGTCTTTGGCCGTTGGAGCCTACCAAGACCATTTTGCTCCAGATAGAGTAAAAGGGTTTAGTTATCTAGGGGATGCCCAAGAAACATTGGAAATTAAAAAAGGCGTGGCTCTGTCTAAAGATAGAAATGACATCTGTAAAATGTGTAATAAAAGAACTGTTAGAATACTTGAAGATGGCTCGTTGCATTGTGATAGTTGTTTTACAACGTATACAGTATTACCCGTAAGATAGGAGAATAAAATGGATTTTAAAGAGATTGTTCCCGAAAGGTTTAAAGCAAGACATGATAGTAAGAGAGATTGTTTTTATATTTTGGATACTTGGCATCCGCAGGTAATGAACCTTCCTAATTTAGAAGAGGAGATACCAGAAGAGTCTCCTGCTATGAAAGTATTATCTGGAGCGGAGATAAATGCTATTATTGCTGAAATGAAACGTATTGGTTATTTAGATAGAATTATAAAAGTTAATAGTAACCAAGGTATAATTAAAGAAGAAACTGCACAGAAACTAATAGAACGTCTGGATAAAATTAACACGTTTTTATTAGTAGATAAGCGTAATGACCAGCAGGTTTCTATAGAAAAAGCGGAGAAAAAGAAAAGAGATAGGATTGTGTTATTGAATCCTTAGAGGTAGTTTATGAAATTAAATGAATTCTTGCCTGATTTAGCTGCTCAACATCAGGGCTTAGTTAAAATGAATACTGCTATACAGAATGTGTATGATGGTGGTTTTTCTGCATTTGCTAAAGGTAGAATGGGCGGAGGAATGCAAACCTCATCACCTTCTCCTTTAGGTATTGAGCAACTGTATTTTGATTGGCTTCGGACTGCTTATGCTTATAGGCGTCAGTTTATTCAGGACTTGTATCTATTAGCTTATGATGTAACTGAGATTCGTACTCCTTTATTACATTTACGTGGAGAAATCTTCAGAAAAGGTTTAGATGCATGGATTCCTAAATTTGCGGTAAAATGTAAGAGATGTGGGGAAGAATATGATGAAGTAAAGAAGAAGTGTGCTAGATGTGGTAATAAAGAGATGAAGAAGCCTGACCATAAGCAGGTAGAGTATTTTGATGAGATGAGAAAATCATGCAATATATTTGGTCAGAGTTTTGAGGAAATCCTTCAAACTTGTGAAGATGACATGAATATTGTGGATGATTGTTTTATACATCTTCAGAAACAGTATTTACTATCAAAAGATACACTTTGGAGTCGTGTCTTAGAGCTTAGACGTATTCATCCTGCCTTAATGGAATTTGACTTAGATAAGGCAGGACTTCCTCGTAATTCACATTGGCTTTGTCCATTTCATCGTGAAGATGTTGAAATAGCTCCTGGTCCTTGTGTGGAGTGTGGGTTTGAACGTCTTCCTGTTATGTATATTTATAATCATCGTGGCAAGAG